GTTCGAGTTTGCCGATCATGCGATCCAGCCCCTGATTTTGTCCGCGAGACGCTGCCGCCACGCGCTGACGTAAACCGCGCCGGCGAAATGGCACCACCAGACCGTAAACGCTGCGGTGAGGAATGAGCCAAGCGCGAAGCCAGTCAGAAAAGGGTGGTCCATGATGACTCCTGAAGGGTGAAGGGTGAAGGGGAAAATCTTACGCGCGGACCCATTTGCCTCCATGAATAAATCCGTGATCGCCACAGCTACAGAGCAGGCTCGGCGAGATCGTCAACGGGTCCCATGATTGGACTTGCCATACATGCCTCTCCCCGCCGAATATCTCTTTAGCACCGGGCACGTCGAAGTTGACCGCGCCCATGCAAGGCTTCCCGTCCGGCGTCAGGTGTTTGACTGTGACTCCTGCCTTTGGTATGTCTGGCACGCCCTTGTATCGCTCGGCGGTCGACGGGATAGAGCGATCAGGGCTCCAGCAAAAGTATCTCATGCTGTGCCCATCACCAAGGTCAAGATCGAATTCTTCGGGTGCGTTCATGGTTGTTCCGATAGCGGGATCGCCGGCGGGTGCTCGGCCGGGTCAAACGGGTAATACATCGTTTTGCCGGACGCTGGCGGCACGGGCTGCAGGTGGCACCAGGTCGGCGTCCAGTGCCAATCCTCCATGTGTAATCCGAGGGACTGCAGCCGCGCCGGATGGCGTGCGCACCAGCGCGGGAAGGCGCCGCTCGCGTCGCGCACATCGACCGCGAGCGCGAGGATGTGCTTCGAGTGCGCACCGGAGTTGGCTGTCGCATCGTTCACGCTCTGAGGTCGCCAACCCGAGGAAACCTCGGTCAACTCGATGCCGGTCTCGTCCTGGTAGACCTGCAGCAGCGGATTGATCGCCTCGACCGTGCGCGAGCCGTTCGTCTGGATCTCGGCCGTCCACTCGCCGCGGTATTTCGATACGCGGTCCATCCAATAAGATTCAAGAGTAATCATCAGACGCAGTTCTTCCCGGCTTTTTTGGCGAGTTCCAGCAGCAGGTCAAGAGCATGCTCGGAGATCATGCACCAGCCGTTATCACAGACCGCCAGAACCGGCGCCTGTGCGTGCAAGATTTGCGGCAACCAGAGCAGCGGCGCGACGACGAGCGCGAAGATCAGCCAAGCGAGTCTGACGTAGCTTTTCATTTCGGCTTCGTCAGGCCGAGCTCGTTCAGCTTTGCCTCGGCCCACTTTTCGAACATGAAGATTCCGCGGCTGCCCATGTGCCCTGAAATACCGACAATGGCGGCAGTGAGCCACGAGTTAATGTCGAACCCGGAGCAAATCCAAAACGCGAGAACGCCCGAGAACCCCGAGATGATCATCTCGCCCGCAAACTCGGCAACATTGAATGGCCGCGTGTCCCCAGAGCGCACCTTGTTGATGAAGGCGACCAGCCCGCCGAGGAGCGCGATAAACAATACCGGCAAGAGTTCCCGGAATCCGTCCCACGAGATCGGCGCCGACGAGCTGGATGCGGCCAGCACGACGAGTGGTGCGGCGATCAGTAAGGCGAGCAGAAGTTGCGGCATGGTTGCTCCTGTGTCGTCATTTAACCATCTCGGCTTTAAACGCCGCCAGGGCTTTAGGATCAGTCTTGATCAGATCAACCAAAAGCTCAGCCTCGCTCTTCATAGGATTCGCCACGAGCCATGCCTCGTATTCCGCCGTCCACGTATTCTGATCCGACTGCGAGGGAATGCCGCCGGGAAACGCGGTGATCACACCGTCCTCGGTCGCCATTCCTTGCTGATGATTGAATTTCCAACCGATGACCATCCCGATAGTGGATTTCATGCCATGATCTCCTCAATTTGGTGGATCGCTGGACATACGCCGCCATAGGCTCCGTTGCCGTTCGTGCCTAACACGGTCATTGTTCCCCCGGTCCCGTCAGGACCGAAGCGCACCTTGAACGTCGTCGCGCTGGTCGCGCCGGCAAGCTTCGAATAAAACATCGTAATCGTGGCTTCCGCGTTGACAGCGGTTGAGCGAGTGCGCGTAGCGGCGATCGCGGCACTTGAGTCTTGATAAAGCGCGAGTTGAAGATTCGCTCCTGACGAGCTGTTCGCGCATTCGGTCGATATGGTGCAGCTCAATATGTTCGCGGCGGAAGTCGGCGTGATGATGTTATCCATCGCTCCCCACGCAGTTCCTTCTGCATTCGTTGGAATCGTGTCGTCGGCCGGAATTTGGGTCGTCCCCGTTGCAACCGTCCCGGTTTTTACGATCCGCGTTTGCACGACCTGATTCGCTAGCGGCACGCCGGGGCCGAACAACTGAATTTTCGTCGGCGCCGCGTTCCAGGTGCCGACCGCCGCCAGTGTATATTCGAGGTAGCCGAGCACACGCAGAGCTTTATTTGTTACCGCGGTGCCGGTGTAGATCACCTGCGCGCTGTCGGCGCCGCCGGCGCCGCCTTCTGCCGTCGAGGAGAGCAGATCGTCGTCCTTCAGCGCCATGATGCTGGTGCCGGATAGACAGTTCACCACGCCGAGTCGCAGAGTGCTCCCATCGTTGAACACGGTGAGCCATAAGCGGAAGAGCACGCTGTTGGTCGCGCCCATCGTCGAGCCGGATGAGATCGTGATCGACAGCGCGGCGGTTGCCGCGAGAAAAACGTAATCGCCGTTACCGGCGGTCGCGTTGCGAAACACGAAGATCACCGGATCGCTGGCGGACGGATCGACGCCGGCCAGCGTCTTGATGGCGATCGTCTCCGCGTTGGCGGCACGCGATGTTACGATGGTGCCATTGATCATGCCGACAAATCCAATGGCGCTGCCCGTCAGCGACGCGGCATTGACCGTGCCGGTGCCAGTAAACGAAACCGTAAAAAACGCCGAGCCGTTGCAAAAGATCACCCCGCTCGAAGGCCCGACCACGCTCTTGGTCGTTGCGCTATCTATGTTCTCGGAGCCATTCGGATCGAACGTGATGGTCGCGCCGGATTCGACGCGGTAATAGCAGAGCCAGCCATCGCCGAGCGTCGCCGCCGCCGTCAGTGTCTGAGTGAAGCCAGCGGTGGCGCGGAAGGTGCGCGCGAAATCACCGGACGCGAGTATCGTGTTCGAGGCCCGATCGATGACGAACGTTTCAGCCAGCGTGCTTCGCACGAGCCAGCCGTTGTTGGCGGCGTTGCGCTGCTTGAGCAGGCCGCTCGTGGTATCGGCCCACAACATGTAAGCGAACATCGTCGCCGGGGCCGTCGCGCCAGAGGAGATGGTGGCGAGCGCCTGCAGCGCGTTGTTGTTATCGGATCGATAGCCGGCGCCCGCCTGATTGGCGAGGTCCATGTCGTGCTGCGCAAAACAATAACGCCGGTTTTCGAGCCACGCCTCGATGCGGCGTTCTTGCGCGCGACGGCGAATGCGATCCATGAATTCCATCCTCATCTCCTAAGCGCGGCCCAGTGCCCGGGCGAATTGGCGTCCGAACAATTTGCCGTTGTCCGCATCCACGGTCGTTTCGTACCAGCACGCCCAGTCGGCGCAGTATTGCGGCACGCCCTGCCCGGCCTGGTGCAGCTGCCACAGCAGCTCATAGAGCGCGCGGTCGGCGAGCGGCGAGCCGGGCTCGGTCTTGCGCGCGGCGCGCTCGAGCGGATCGAAACGCGGCGCCGGTTTGGCCTCCGGGTTCCACCGGTAATGCCCGGGCTTGAGATCGCAGCCGGCGGGCACCGGCACATCGCCGGGGGCGATCGCCGCCACTTCCTCGACGCCCCAATAGATGCCATCGGCATCGAGCTTGGCGCGACATGCGCAAGGCGGGACCTCCGGCGCGTCCGCCGGAACTTCGATTTCAGTGCTCATGGTTTCTCCGTTTTCCATTCACCATTCACCATTCACCATTCACCATTCGTTCGCTACGTCGGTTGTTTCGCGGCGACGGATAATTCCGTCACCTTGCGGTTGTGCGTCACGTTGGCGCTCGTGAACTGCACGCGGAACTCGAACGCACGCGCGCTGTAGTCGGCCTGCCCGGGAAGCGCATGCCACGGGCCCCAGGTGGGAGCACCGGCCGGATCGTCATTGGTGATCCTCACTTCGAGCGCCACCTCGGCGTCCTCGATCACGCTGCCGTCGACGAACCCCCAGTCGTCGATCGGGTTGGTGCGGCTGTCCCACAAATCCGCCGTATCGAACGCGAGCGATTTCAGGTTCGGGAACAAACGCACCGTGAGCACCGAGCCGAGATCGACGCGGTTGGCGAAGGTGTAGCTGCCGGCGGTCACGATGCCGCCCGCCGAGTCGATCATGCCCTCGGAATCGATCAGCCCAAGATCGTCCCACAGTGTCGCGCCGACGAGCTGCACGCCGCCATCGACCGCCGCGGTGTTGACCTTCACGCCGCTAAAACCCGGATGCTCGGTGACTGTTGCGAGCGTGGTGAAACCGGTCAGGTGCGCTTCGGTCAGCACGAACGACGCCGCGTTCGCGCTCCAGTTGCCGGACGAATCGCGGAACTTGGCCAGATAGGTGCCGCCCATGAGCGGCGCGAACACCGAGACCGAATCCCCCGGCCAGCCATCGGGCGAGAGCAACATGCCGTCGTTCCAGATCGCCCCCGCGCTGAGCGGTGACCAGCGCAGAAAAAGCCGCCCGCCGATCCGCACGTCGAGATCCGGCGATTGATCGAGCATCGCCAGCGCCTGGCCGGAAATCACCTGCACCGCGAAGCCGGTCACATCCGCGGGATCGGCGATAAGTCCGAGCAGCTCCTTCGTGGAGACGCCCGAATACGCCGAATGCACGCCAATCGAGTTGACCGCGCGCACCCGGAAGTTGTAAGTCGCCGGCGCGAGATCATCCAGCGCCTGCGTGGCGGCGCTGATCGGACTGATGCGCGTGTACCCGGAGTCCGCCGCGAGCTTGTATTCGAGCTCGTAATAGCCGCCCTGCGCCACATTCTGATCGGCCGCAGCCGCCCAGGTGACGGTGGCGCGGGCCTTCACTCCGGCGCTGCCGGTGGTTTCGTAAAGCGTCTCGGCGACGCTCGGCGTGCCGGGAACGCCGACGGTGAACGGGTCCGGCAGATTGGTGTCCGGCGCGGCATCGACCACGGTCTCCTCGCCGGAGTCCCAGTCGAACACCGCCGAGGCGGTCTCGCGCAGCATGAGATCGCACCCGATGCGCACACCGCCGTCGCTGTCTTCCTCGAACGCGAGCCCTGCCTGCGTCACCTCGAAGATTTTCTCGCTCCAGCCCAGGAGCGCGAAGGTGATCTTGACCGTGTCGCCCGGCTGCAGGCGGTAGCAGTTGAACTTGCCGTGCCACTCGACGCTGATCTGCTGGCGCATGCGCTCGAGCTCGATCTTGGCGATGCGCTGCGCGGTCGCGCTGCTCTTGGTGTACGCCAGATCGAGCTCGCGCCACGAGCGCTCGGTATTGTCCTCGGCCAGATAGGTCGCATTCGTCACCGGCGGGAAATCGCTCGGCTGCCAAAGATTGGCCTCCGAAACGAACACGCCCTTGACCGCGTTGGAAAGCTCATCACCCGAGAGCCGCGGAGTGATATTCGGCACCGCGCGGCAGTCGTCCTCCGAGAGCGTGATCGTCGGCGCCACGTAGGCCGCCGGGTGCAGCCGCCAGACCCCGCCCACGTAACGCGCCTTGCCCGCGTTGGCGGAGAGCATCCGGCCGAGTATTTCGCGCGGCGCCTGGTTGACGCTGAACGATCCGTTCAGCGTATAGCGCGGCTCGTCGAAATAGGTGAGCGTGTGCGTACCGCTCCCCGCGGAGGTGATGTCGATCGCGGTGCCCGCGCGCGCGTTGGCGAGCGTCGTCGCGAGCTTGATCGCCCCGCCGCCGGCGATCGCCACGTAATAAGTCGTCGCCGCGGCCAGCCCGGCCGGCAGCGCGCCGCTCGAAGCGACCCGCACCCCGCCGCCGAGAGCCGCGACCTTCGCGCCGGCCGCCAGCGTCAAGGCATCCGTGGCGGCATCCGCCGTGAAGGTCGCGGTCGGGGTCGCGGCCGCGAGCGCAACCGCCTCGTCATCGATGTCGGCCGCCGCGATCAGTTGCGCGTTATCGATCTCGCTCGCATAGACCGCGCCCAGTCCGGCCGGCAGGTCTCGCAGATAATCCACATCGCACAATGAAGCGCTGTCGCTCCACACCGTGAGGCCGCTGCGCGGGTCGTAAATCCTCCTGCCCTTGATCACCGCCGTGATGTTCGGCACGCCGGTCGGGAAGAGGTCCGCATTGGGCGTGAGGCGCACGTAAATCTTGGCGCGCCCGCTCTGCCGGTGCGCGTCCGTCCACTTGCCCCCCGATTCCGCGACCAGCGCCGGAAACGGCTGCCCCGCTTCGTCGCCGAGCGACTTGATGATGCGCACGTAGCCCGCATACTTGCCCGTGGCATTGCCGCTGCCGTCGAGCGGCACCACCTCGTCGTTGAGCTGGACCTGCTCGATCTCCTGGCAGACATGCCCGGCGAACGTGATGATCAGGTGAAAATTGTCGTCGGCGGACTCGTGCGCGAAGGTGAGCGCGCCGCCCACCCGTGCGCGGCCATAGATGTACTGCCAGTGCGTGATCGGCTGGCGGATCGTGATCAGATTGTCGCGCAACTCCTGCGTGAACGTCGGCGCCTGCGGCTCTTGCCGGCCGCCGCCGAAAATGCTGCCGATGAAGCCGCCGGCCAGGCCGCCGATGACGGACCCCGCGACGCGTCCGAAGATGGCGCTACCGACGGCGCCGCCGATAATCGGGCCGATTGTCTCGCTGATGAATGCGCCGGCGATGACCCCGACGATGCCGCCCATGTCAAATCATCACTTTCTCGAAATTTTTTTCGGTGCAGACATAACCGAGCCGCCCGAGCAGCGCGCCGAAGTCGTGCTCGACCTTGACGTGGAAGACGATTTTCGCGACCGGCGGCAATCCGCTCTCCATGGTCTCGATCATGCGCAGCGAGGTCCGTGCGCCGCGGTATGCCGGCGCGAGGTAAATCACGTCTACATAGGCGAACGGCAGCCCGCGGTAATGCAGGTGCGGCGCTACCAGCACGCAGCAGTAGCCGGCGAGCGCGCCGGACGACTCATCCCGCGCCGTCCAGGCGTGCCACAGCCCGGCTTTCTCGAGCGCGACAATGCGCTCGATATCGATATCGAGCGCAATCCGGTCCTTGAACGAGCCGACTTCCTGCCAGTGCGCCGCGAACAGCGGCGCGGCCTCGGCGTGCCATTGCGCGAACGGCTCGCGGCGGATCTTCATTTCAGGGCACCAATGAAAAAGCCGCCCGCGGGCGGCTTTCGTGAAACGGGAAAAAACTCTCTATTTGCGCGGTGCGTAAATGAAGGATCCGCCGCCGCTGGTTACATCGCAATTGCGCGCGCCGTCATGCCAACCCAGCGCGTAATCGGAATCGGTCTGCATGCGCGCGTCATCGCGCACGAACCGATCGCCGGCAATTCCCATCCAACCGCGGCCTTCGTGAATACGCGAGCCGCAACCGTGCTCCCATCCGGCGCGATAGGCCGGCGTGCCTTCCTGATATCGGTCCGACGACACTGCGTTGCGCTCGACAATCTGCTGTGTCGAACATCCGGCTGCCAGCAATATCAACCCGATCAGTCCCGTTAGAGACTTCGTCTCTAACGGGATCAGTGCAGACGTCCGCATTTTGGCCTCCTGGCGGTCATGATCCTGCCAGTTTAACGCACGCCGGCCAATTCGGTTGTCGGCCCGAAGGCCTAGCGCCGCCCCCAGGCGAACACTGTATCCTGCAGGCTCGGTACGTAATCGAAGCCAAGGTCGGCCGGGTAGTCGATCTGCTGATCCTCGGAGGTATAACGCCGCTCGCGGCGCCGCGCGGCATCGATCAGGCGCGATTCGTAGGCCACCGAGATCACCGTGTGCACCGGATCAGGAACAATGCCGGGTTTATCCGCGCGACCCCTGAAGCACAGAAACGGGTCGGCGATCAGCGCGCCGGCGGAATCCAGCAGCCCCAGCCACACGCTGCCGGACTTGCCGCGCCGAACCTGGCCGAGCGCGATCGCGATCAGCGACGGCAGCTCGCCATTGAGCGACACCGTGAAATTGACCGCCTGCAGCTCCGAGACCTCCTGAATGTCTGTGATGCGCAGTATCTGCCCGGCGCCCGTGAACGTGTTGCCATTCCACGCCAGCGTGCCGTAGCCGGTGAAGAGCCGCAGCGGCGCGCCGGAGAATTCGCCCTCGTACAATAGCAGCGGCCTGACCGAACCGGTGGCGATCGCGGCCAGCATGCCGGCGGTGAGGGCGCGATTGCTCATGGCAGACTGAACGCAGTGAAGTTGATGCCATACTGGATTGCATTGTCGACGTTCCAGCCGCGTTCGTTCGCCGCGAGCCTCCACACCCCGACGGCGTTGTTGAAAATCAGCGGCGCATTGTCCGCGGGCGCGACCGCAAAACCGGGCCACAAATCGAGCGACGCCTCGCCGCTCCCGTTCGTGTTGACATCCGACATACTCTTATGCAGCCGCGCGGACGAACCGGTCCCGAGCTGCACCCAGTCGCCCTTGCGCAGCCAATTGGTGATGTTGTTCGAACAGCCGCCAATGGCGAGCACTTGGCCGAGCTGGCCTGCACCTTTGACCAGCGGCGCGCCGCCCAGCGCCCCGCGCGCCACGAGACTATAGGGATCGCCCAGAAGAAAAGTCCCTTTTCGGCCATTGAGAGGAGCGAGAAACCCCCCGATCCACTCCTCGGCATCGGCGCGCTCCAGTCTGCGCACATCCACATCCACGGCAAACCGTTTGCCCTGGTGTTCGAAAATTTCATCCGACAGCGTGTAAGGAGATGTCCCCACGCCGACCACGTCGACCATGCGAAACGTCATGCGCGCGACTCCGCTGGCGGGCGGCGTGATCGGGTAAATGATCGCCATTACGCGCCGCGCACACGGGCCTGTTTCATTACGTTCAGCGCGCGAGACTCCACCGAGCCGTTGACGGATACGACCAGCTTGCGCAGATCCCGCATCGATTCCGGATAGGCTCCGGACATGTCGACGTAGAAAATATTCTGCACGCCACCGCTTCCGCCGGCGCGGTTTTCTGCGGCCGGAGTAATGATCTCGCCGCGGTCGACCCATGCCAGGCCGGTGCGCGGCACGTAATTCGTTCCGGTCGCGTACGGCCCCATGATGTTGCCGGCGGCGAGTTCAGCCGAGATGGTATCGACGTGTCCGACACCGCTATTGGAGCCTCCGCCGCGAAACCAGTCCAGAATGCTGCTCCCGCCGGCGCCCCCCATGTCCTTGAAAATCTTTCTCAAATTCTCGGCGAGCGGCTCGAGGATGGTGATTTTCGCGATCAGTTGAGCGATGTCCTTGCCGAATGCGCGCATGACGTCGCCCGCCGTGCCGCCGGCGGTGATCAGTTGCCCGAACGCGGAGCTGAAGGTGAGGCCGAGCTGGCGGAATATCTCATCGTTTTTCTTCGCGTCCTTGTTGAGCGCTTCGAGATACTGCCGTCCCTGCTCGATCGCGTCGGCCTGCTCCTGGTCGATGGTGTCGAACACCTGTTTCCAGTTGAGAGTCCAGGCGGCGGTCATGTCATTGTGGTTCTTGAGCTGGATGTCTTCCCACGCCTTCCACGCCTCGGTGATATCCCTGGCGGCCTGCTCTTCGCCCTCGACCATCGCGCGCGCCGCGCGTTCGTATTCGGCCGTGCGATCCTTTACCGCCTTGTCCTTGTTCAGAAACGCGGCGGCCCTGGCAGCCGCGGCGGCGGCGGCGGCCGGATCGGGAAGCGGCGCGCCTGGCGCCGCCGTGCCGGTCAGTCCGAGCCCCATGATTTTCTTTTCGTAAGCGTCGAGCGCCTTGCGCGCCGCCTCGGCGTCCTTGCGGAACATTTCGCCGAGAGCGCGCGATCCGGCGAAATCCCCTTTGGCGATCAGCTTTACGTTTTCGACCGCGCGCGCAATATCCTTGCCGATCGTCTCGAAGGTGAATATCACGTTCGCCCCCAGAATAAGGAGCACTCTCAGAATTTCTGCCAGTGGCTGAAATGCAGAAGTGGCTCCATCGGTTTTTTTGCCGACATCCAACATGCTATCCGCGAGCGAATTCAGCAGCGGCAGCATCGGCCCGGTCAACCGCGTCAACAGTCCGCCGGTGCCATGCAGCTCGGCCCACTTATTATTAAGCGCATGCGCCTGCTGCACCATTTCCTCGGTCACGCCGGAGAGCTTCGCTCCCTTGTCGATGACCTCGCCGATTTTCTTGCCGCCCTCGGACAGCGCGGGCGCCATCTCGGCCCACGATTTGGCAAACACGGCCTGCGCCAATGCGTTGCGCTGCTGGATATCCGGCAGCAGGTTGAAAATATCGGCAAGCTGCTTGAACGCCTCCTTGTTGTCCTTGGCGGTGACGCCGAGCGCGCGGAACTTCTCGGGGTCCTTGCCTATCTCGACCGACATCTTGTTGATGCCCTTGGCGAGACCGTCGATATCGGTGCCGGTTTGCCGCGCCAGCAGACTCAGCCCCGCCAGGTCTTCGACCGAGATATTGGTGGACTTGTGGAGCTTGTCCAGATGGTCGGCCGCGTCGATCGAGCCTTTGATCAGCGACACGAAATAACCGACGCCGAGCCCGATGCCGAGCGCGCCGAGCGCGGCTTTGGCGCTGGCGACCGTGCTCTCGATGTTCGCCATCGCGCTGCCGACAACGGTCTTCGCCTGGTTCATGTCGGTCTGCAGGCGCGCCATGTTGGCGAGCATCTGGATCTCGAGAGTGCCGGCAAGCGCCATGACTTTTTCCTAGAGATTTGCCAATACGCGGATCGCGCGCTGCGTATCCGAGACTTCAGGTTTAGCGTCCGCCGGGAGCCACGGCGCTTGGGCACCCCGTTTCTCGGCCTTGTGCGATTCAACCAGGTATTCACCCGACAACCGCCGCAGGAAACTGATCTCCCACGGCTTGAGATCGACCCCCACGTTCTCCTGCCACGCCAGCAATTCGCCGTGCGTGATCGGCCCCGCCCCCATCCCGGCGGCCATGACGGGACCTATCTGGAACAGATAGTTGATGAGATAAGCGCCGCGTTCCAGCGGCGGCATATCGGGCATGTAGTCGGCCCGCAGCGCCTCAACGGTCGATCCGGAAACCCAGCCCGCCCATTCAGGCGTCCAGTCGCGCCGCAATCGTTCCAGGCGCGAGATCGGCGGCGTCTCGGACTTGTCGTGCTTCGCCCTCTCCGGCGCGGTGTTCAGGTAAGCGAGTTGCCGAACGTAGAGGGCGAGCTCGCCGAAGAGGGCTTCGCGAAATTGCCGTCGTCATCCAGGAACTTGATCACGGCCTTGGTGATGTAGCCGAGCTTCGGATTCGAATACAACGATTTCGGCTCGATCGGAAAATTGTTGATCGCCTTGGTGCAGGCCACCAACTTCTCAACCATCTCTGCGTCGGCGTCTTCCGCGGCGCGCTTGTCCACCTTGCCGCGGAACAAGGCCTGGAAACGTAGCTGCGCCTGCTGTCCCGCCCGGTGCAGCGCCTTGATCGCCTGCCGGCTGCCTGACCCATAGAGTTCGATGGTGACCGGGTTCTTGCCGTCGGCGCCAATCAGGTCATCGTCGCCTTTCGCGTTCTGCACGGTGAGCGTCGCCGTTTCCTCAAGCTCGTACTTCGATATGTCAAAATCGGGTTCCATTCTTTACCTTTCGTGGAAGTATTTTGCCCGTGCCCAACCCGCGTGTCCCCACGAAAGGGACGCCGCGGGCCGGGTCGGTGCGGGGTTGGGCTTGCGCCCGATTACGAAGCAGCCACGACGACCGGCGCCTTGCAGATGCCGAGCGTTGCGGTCCTCACCATCGGCGCGCCTTCATGGCCGCCACTGAGTGTCCACGCCGCGACGATGATGTCGAGATAATGCGTCTCGCTGTCCGGGTAGACAATTTTGAGCGAGTAATGATTCGCCGAGGCCTCGGCCGCCTTGAGGATCACCTGCCCGGCGTCGGCGGGGACATCCCCCATCAGCATATCGCCTTGGCCGTAACGCGGCGCGCCTTTCGTGTACTCGACCGCGCCAGCGATGGGCACAAATTCATTAATCGACCGGCGGCTGCCATAGGGCAGAAAATCGGATACCTTGCCGACGACTGTCCATGCGATGGTGGTCGCGCCATAGCCTGAGGCATCGTAGGTTCCCGGAAGGCCCGCGCTGACGGAATAAATCGCGTCGGTGTGCGATGCAACTGCGGTGTGAGCAGCCATAGTGATTTCCTTTCATATGCCCCTGCGTTGAACACCTTTTAGAGCATCCGCCGCCGGGGCTCAAGCGGAGTGCCTGAAAAACTTAATTTCGCTTGCGTTTTTAAGCGGGCTCGCCGCCGTGAATCTCTTTTGTAGACTCGATCCGCTCGACCTCGATCCCTTTCGCGCGCAGCTCGGCGGTGATCTGCTCAAGACCCTGGATGAAACCGAAGAACCCGGTATGGGCGTGGAGTTTCTCGTACCTCTCGGGGTCGAAGCCGAGCAGCAATATCCTGATGGCTCCGGCCTGCTCCGCAATACGAATTGCGGCCAAGGCATTGTTGCGGATTTCAATGACGTGCGCCGGCCCGATCACGACCCGCTCGTACATCAATCCGGGATACAACGCGTCGACATCGCATTCGGTCCCGCAGATGCGCACCCCGGGAAAATTCTTCGCGTCTTCCCAGAACGAATCGTCCGCGCTCCCGATCGGGCCGTCGAGCGCCACCAGCATGTCGGCGTCGGGCGCGAGGCGGAACGCGCGGCGGACCACGATGCGCTTGTGATGGCGCACGCTGTCGGCCAATTCCTGCGTCAGGCCAAGGCCGCCAGCCAGGACGGCGATGGTTTCGCCGGCCCATAGATCATTCGGGACATCCCATCTCGTCGTCATCACGATTCCCCACCAGACTACGCGCCTATCCAGCGCACAAGAAAATCCCTTGATCCGCTGTAGATCGCGTTCGCCTCGTCGTCTAAATCCGGCCCCTCGATGTCAGGCGTGATGCTGTCCACGCTGATCGAATTCACCGGCCCCCTCTGGCTCGGGCACGCCGCCAGGATCAATTTCAACAACGCATACACGCCGGGCCGGCCGAGTCCCTGGGGAAAACCTTCCTGGCCCTTGACCAGCGGCGTTACCTGCACGCGGTCGGTGTGCAGTTTGTTCGTTTCGTTCGCGCGAATCAGGTTGAACGGTACGCTGCTGATCTGCGTCACGGAGATAGCGGGCAGCACGGTATTGAGCGGCAGCTTGCCTGCCATGATGCGAGCGGCGGGGACAACGGCCAGGACCGGAGCATTGGTCTTCAGCAAATACCAGATCACGCTGACGCCGCTCACGTGTCGCCCTCGATCAGCACACCGGAGGTATCCAGCCCCTCTTTCGTGGCGAGGCGTTTTTTCATGTATTCAGCCGAGGCGATCACGGCATTTTGTGCCTGGGCGTCGAGCGCCGGGCGCATGAACGGTTTTGCGCGCATGCCCGGATGGTGTACCGATTTCAGAAAACGCCCGCCAATGAAAAGCGCCTTCACCCCTTTCCAGAACGGCGCTTTGATCACGTGCGCCACCGCCCCGGTAAATTCGATCATGTGCGCGTAGAAAACATCCGCGCCTTTCTTCGTCTTGCCGCCGGCCATGACGCTCGCGGTGACCCTGCCGCCCTTGCTGCGAGTGGTAATGCGGATGCTGTCGCGCAAGGCCCCTTTGTAATGACCATACAGCCGCTTGCCTTCCGCGCTCGGCTCACCGACAGGACAGGCGGCAACCGCAGCAGCTTTGATCGGTTTCACGCCGGCACGCAGCGCGCCGCGCAGCACGTTCCGCTCGAGCTTGACAGGCAACTCCTGCAAAAACTTGTTGAGATCGGAAAGGCCCTTGACGTGGACGATCTCAGCCATCAGTGTGCCTTCCTGAAAAACAGTCTGTTTATAGTCCGAGCGATGAACCCCGGCTCCGGCCGCAATACCGCGATGTCCTGCCCGCCGTCGAGGATCATGGTTTCATTGTCGGGAAAAACTGCATTCAGAACTTCTTCAGCGCCCGAGCGCTGCTTGCCGGTCAAAGGTTTCGGGCAACGGAACAGCACCACGTCACCAGCGCGCAATCTGACCACATTCGAAAACTCGAAGACGGACAGCGGATTATCTTCGCTCACGAACTGATCGACTCGCACATTACTTCACTATATTCTTTGGCCCCGAGTTCGGCCGGACCGCCGACGATTTGAAACACGCGATTCACGCTCCTGAGATGGGTCATCCGCATGCTGCTATCAATGTCGGTGCGGTAAATGTAGCGAATCCGCGTCTGATTGCGCGCGACCTGTAAACCCTGGCGCACCGCTTCCGAGCGCGACGGCAGCACGTCCTCGACATCCGCCCACACGGTTGCAAGTTGGGTCCAGGTGACGACCTGCGTGCCATAGGTTGCATCCTGCGTCACCGATTTCTGCTCGATCAAGACCCGGTCGTTGAGCGGGATACGCATCAAATCCACCGCAGCCGATAGCTGTCGAGCAGGCCGTCAATGAACGGGATCGGTGCTGCCCGACCATCGAGCAGTCCATCGGGATTGCGCGCTGCCAGCGCCGCTTGTGCGCGAATCCACATGCGCAGTTCTGCCGGCACATCGGCCGCGGCGGCGCCGTAGCCCGCAATGAAGCGGATGATAACCGCGTTCGCGATATCGTAGGTCGAAGGCCACGAGACACCGTAAGCGGGCAGCACCCAGCCCGGCAGCGTGTCATCATCGAGCGCATAATCTGCTGCCGCCATCGTTTGCAGCACGTTGGCGCTGTCGTAATACTTGACCGATGTGATTAACTGGATCGGCAGCATCCCGATTTCGATCTCGTTCGACGGGAAAGTGTCTAGCACCAGTTCCCACGTCTGCGTGATGAAAGCGCGTCCCGTGCGATCTTCCGCAACCTTGCGCGCGGCGGTAATCAGCAGATCGATCGTCGTATCTAGCGCGGTCGTATCGATCCGGGCGTCCGTCTTGACTTCCGCGGCCGTCGCCGGTTCCGCGCCCGGCTGAGAAACGATCCGTAAGGTCATGTTCTGCGTCCCGTTGATGTTTGCGCCGGCCTGCGGCTCGCTGTACCGCCCGCCCGCGCCGCAAGATGTTCGATCGATACGCCGCGCCGAGACGGTAGTCCGTACCCAGCGCCAGCTATTGAGACAACGTCGCTCGATGCGTCAGTGTCAACCTGTGCGGTAGTCCAGTTGACAGCGCTCAGTGATGCGCTGTCGCTGGCGTCCGTCGCCTCGATACTCGCCACAACATTCGCGCTGCCTAGAATCTCTGCAACGTCGCTCGCGTCCATCGCCGCGATTGCCGCGCCTGTCGTAACGGTCGCTGCAACGGATGCGCTGTCGCTTCCATCGTTCGCCGCAATCTCAGCGGTTCGCCAAAGCGCCGCCGTGATCGTTGCGGTGTCGGCTGAATCTGTGGCCGCAGCACTTGCGCCGGTAGTAACCGTCGCCGCGACTACAGCGCTATCGCTGCCGTCCGCTGCTGCGACCTGCGCCGTCATCCAAACGGCAGCTGATACAGACGCGGTGTCGCCGGCGTCCGCGGCCGACAACGCCGCGCCCGTGGTTACTGTGGTGGAGAGCGCCGCCGTATCGCTGGCGTCGGTCGCCGCGATGGTCACTTGAGTAGCAGCCGATCCTGCATCAGCGGTAATGCTCGCCGTGTCGCTCGAATCGCTGGCGGCGAGCTGCGCGGTAGTCCAATTCGCCGCTGTTACCGCCGCAGCATCGCCGGTCTCGGTCGCAGCCAGTGCCGCGCCAGTTGTTATGGTTGCCGCTATCGATGCCGTGTCGCTAGAATCAGTCGCGGAGATACTCGCGGGTTGCGTCGCTGCTCCGCTGACTGCTGCCGTGTCGGTAGATTCAGTTGCCGCGACCGTAGCGCCGGTTGTTACCGTCACGCTGACAGATGCAGCATCTGTCGTTTCGACCGCAGCTACCTGAGCCGTTCTCCAGTTCGCTGCGGTGACTGCCGCCGTGTCACTTGAATCTATCGCGCTGATACTTGCTGGAGTTACAGCGGTGTAATTCAGGATGATCTTGCCGACCGCCCCATCCCCGCCTTTGACTACGCCTTCACCTGATCCGCCGCCGCCGCCGCCGTTACCGGATACTGGCGCGATGCCGTTGGCGGTGCCCGAACCGCCGACCCCGCCGATACCGCCGTTCGTCGTGCCTGCTACGCCGCCCGCGCCACCCGCGCCCGCAGTGCCGACCCCGCCATTGCTGCCAGAGGTCGTATCGCCGCCGCTACCACCGCCGCCGCCCCCACCGCCTGAATTATTGTTGACGCCAGCGCCACCGTCCCCGCCTTTGGTCTTGACGGTGAACGTGCCGACAAAGCCAGCAGCATTCGTGAGGATCGCAACGCCGCCGGGGCCGCCATTGGCAACCCTGACGCCGCCAAACGGCCCGCCGGGAACCGCGAAATCTGCGGCAGAACGCCACCACGTTGCGCTGCCGGAAGTCCCGTCAAGGCTCGTGACTCCCACGCCCTGCGTGCCGACGAAATAGGTATAGAGGCTTCCTGCAACGACCGTGTAAGCGTCAAGCTGACCGTAGCCACCGCCAGCACCCCCACCGCCGCCGTCTGACGTAACCGAGTTTCCACCACCACCGCCACCGCCGGCCCACAATTCTGCCTTGACGGTCGTGACTCCGGCGGGACACGTCCAGATGGCCTGTCCGGGAGTGACGAAGGTTTCGGTTGTCATGCCGAACGCCGCAGTTTAGGTTCGGCGTCCGGCAATGGGCGCTCAATAATAAGTTTTTTCAGCGCAAAATCCACCGGCTTCCACCAGCCCCAGTTAAGCGCCTTATCGCGGTCGCGCATGAACATCTGCATCCGCGCTTCCAGCAGTCCGTCACCGTAAATCTTGAAGCTGCACCCGGAAAGCATGTGAAGCGTGTTGAAAAAATCGTCCGTGGATTGCATCATCTGCTCGGAAGTCTCAAACACGCGGCCTTCAACCTCGATCTTGACCGGGTAGCATTTTTTGGTGAAGTGCTCGCCCGCCCACTGTTCCTCGCCCCGGTAGCAGCAATCCATGCCGTGAAGATAGAAGCGGGTGTAACCCAACTCGCGCGCTGCTACAATTGCGCGCATCCCGGCGTTGGTGCCGCCGGCCATCAGGCGCGCGCCCGGCTCAAGGGATTCCATCAGCGCGATTTGCGCCTCAGCGTCATCGTCTGTAAAGCCATGCCACATCAGCACGCGCCGGCCAGCCGCCAGCAACATTTCAAACATCTTCGGATGGCATTGCGAGTTAATCAGGTAAGTCACGTCCGGGTGCGAATTGCGGACGAAATTTACCTTGTGCTCGCGCGGGTCTGTTTCGACGTGATACTTCGGAATCACGCCCTTCCCGATCAAAAAATCATGCGCGCCACTTGTCGTCATGACGCGGCCCTTGATCTCTCGCCATGTATCGGCAAGGGAGGGGCCGAAACCGCAGACGGAGATTATCCCGCGCTTGATGCCGGGCGGCGTGGGATGCAGCCGTGCGCAATCGAAACGCTGCGCGTTCTCTCGCATTCGCGCGAGGCGCTCCGTGGCTGTGAGAGGCGTCTTGAACACGACATCGTCTTAATGCCCGTAAGTCGCGCTGCTCAGAGTCCAAGCGGTGATCGCCACCGGCTGGCCGGCGGTCGTCGGGCCAACGGTCATGTCCGCGCCCGATGTAGCCGCACTGCCGTCAACGATACCGGCGCTGGTCGCCGATCCCGCCGAGGTCGTCACCCGCCACCACGTCGGCTGGTCACTCGTCGTCGCATTGACGTTGCTGGGCAGCGTCGGAGACAGCACCGAGGGCAGCGCGCTCGTCGCGCCAGGCGCGAACGGCGAACCGAGAGTGAACGGGCCCGCCACCAATACCTCGGCGTGCGTTGTGCCGGGGCCGGCCGGTTGTGTTCCCTTGAACATAAACAGCTTGCCCGCACTGCCTACCGCCGTAGTGATTTCGTCCATGCGGGCTTTTTCTAACGCCGCGACGTAGTTCAGTTTGCTCGCCATGACAGGTTCCTTTCGTTACCGTGTTTGGAAACGTTACTTCTTCCCGCGCCGCATCGCCTGATTGCTTCCGTCGCTAACCACGGCTTTGTTGTTGATCTCGACTTTCTCGCCAACCGCCCGCGCCCATCCGGCAGGGACAACGATTGCAGCAAGATAGTCGGACAATTCGCGCCGCGTGCCAGCCTTAAATTGATCGGTGAAACGGCCATCCTGCGAGCCGGGAAAATCCCTGAGGATTTCGTAAAGCATCAGAAGTCCCCTGTGTTGATCCACGCCACCGTTACCGTCCCGGTGACCGTGCCAGTGCCAGTCAGCGGAGTCACAACCAAGTTATCGATGGTGCCGACAAAGTCCGCGTCCGCCACTACTGCGAGCACGCCATCCGACCCCGCGACGATGTTCTCGGTGAACGTGGCGCCCGAGGAACGGGCAGTGCCGAGCGTGCCGCCGATGCTGAGACGCACACTGCCAGCCGAGCGCGTAACATCGAACACCGTCTTGTAAGTCACGCCCGCGACAAACGCTACCGCCTGCTCGAGATCGGATGCCGCGGTCTGCGATCCATCGCTTGCCGCGGTGTTGCTGTTCGCCGCGTCCACCGTCCAGCCCGTGCCCTTGGTCCAGCCGGTGTCCGTGGTGAACGCGCCGTTGGTCACCACGTCGGGCATGTGTGCGGTCTGATCGTCGATGCGTATGTTCAGCACGCCGTCAGCGTCCGTCCCGCCCGCAGCGCCAGAAACGCCAACGCCGGTAGACTGCGTGTCGAGCGGCGCGATCTGCGCAGAGGCGGTGATCGCCGTGGTGGGGGCAATGTTCTGCTCCGCCGCGGCAAGCGTCGTGCCGTCCGTGGTTGCCGCCGTTCCCAGCCCGACGTCGCCAGGCGCGTTGTCCTGCCACCATGCCTCATTCAGCGTCAGCGCGGCGTCGATTACCGCCCCAAGCGTTACGATGTTGCCTGCCGGAAAATCGTACAGCTTCAGCGCCGCCCACTGACCCGCGCCCGCGTCGTCCGTCAATGTTACCGGCGCCGCCGTCAGGTTGAAAATGCTCTTGTGTATCGTCCCGTCGCCCTGCTCGGCAACTGTTACCGTTCCGCCATTATTATTTACAACCCCAGCAGAGGCGAGCGCGTCGGCCCGCTCATACCAATCATCGAGGATATTGGCAACCGCCGGATCAATTCCGACCGCGAGTAGATTGTCTCTCAGGCTCATGATGTTTCCTTTCTCAAGTGCTGATCGGCAATCGGTGCCGAGTGATCGTAGTTAGCCTCAATCTCTGCTGCTGTCGGCAGCGTTTCCCGTGGAACAAAATTCAGTTTCACCCCGCCGTCAGGCTGAATGTCAAATCGCACGTCTACCGTGTCGTAGCCGTAAAGCCGTTCGGCCCTCGTGTGGCAGGCGTCCATCAGCGTCGTAGTCTTCGGCAGGCTGATCTTGATCCCGCGTTCCTGCGCCTTGCCTAACCAGTATTCAACACACGCCCTGCCCTTTTCCGCCTGGTGCTGATTTGGTAATGTGAAATCAATCCCGAACAGGCTGATCTTCGCCACCCCGATGTGGATCGCAAGCGCCACCGCATATGCACTGGTTGAATTGAAATAGTCATGCCCGAGGTTGTTCAGCACATCCTCAAGCGGGTATTCGACCAGCGCCGGGTAATCCGGGTGCGCGCGGCTCGTCACCACTGGAACCTTGCTCGCCTTCAACCACGGCAGCATTGCCGCTATGTTCGATTCCGGCGCAGCAGCCGCACGGATCTCCTGAATACGCACGTCGTCCATGTGGAAAACCAAATCGCATTGGAAGATGTCGCCCAGCGCATTGATTGCCCACGTCTCGTCGCAGAATTTCGACCTGCCGCCCAATCGCTTGGTAATTTCCAGATACTGATCCAAGCTCCCGCCAAGCCCAAGGATTGCAACGTGCTTACCGGAAATCGTCTCATCCGGCACTGCCTCGCGTCTTGCTATCGCAATCAGCGTCCTCCCGTTCACGTTCGGCTCGACTTCGGACTCCGGTCCCTCCTGTCCATGCCACTCTGTCACGCACCAGCCACATTGTTGCAACAGAGCTTTGAATTCGTGTTTCGTATAGTGGCGAAAATGAAACGGCGCTGTATCACCAGCAGCATTCTGGAACGGAATCACATCTTCATTCGGCACGCTGGCGATCAAGAGCGGCGCAGATACCCTCAGAGCCTTTAACAGCGGGCGCGGGTCTTCAATGTGCTCGACAGTCTCGAAACAGACCGCCGCATCGTATTCGCCGAGCTCGCCAGTGGTATCACCATCACCGAAACAAAACAGGCCCTGCGGCGAATTATGGTGCGTATAATGCTCGCGGCCGTATGCCAGCGCCTCGCTGTCGCAATCAAAACCGCGCGGCTGATGTCCGGCGTCTTCCAGGATGCGCGTTCCGTACCCGACCCCGCAGGCGAAGTCTATGATGCGGCTGCCCTTGGGCAATATGCGTGCCGCGAATTCGTACCGCGCCACGTGATCGCGCCGGATGCCGTCCAGCGTTGGCGCAACTTGTCTTTCGCCTTCATTCATGATTTTCTCTCACCAGAAATTGAAAATGCCGGTTACGTTATCCGGCGGCGCGCTGGGTGAGCAGCGCGTCCGTGTCCCTTTTACGGGTTCGTTTGCGGCGCGTTGGCCGGGCTGTGCAGAATGGCCGTGATCGACACAGGCACCGCCGCCGATGTCGTAGCCGCTCCGAGGCTCGCCTGAACATAGCGTTTCTGGCCGATGTAACCGATCCGCTTCGTCACGTTCTTGCCGGTCCCGGAAGTCCGCGCACCGGCCGCAATACCAGCCAGCAATTCGGTGCCCAGAAGATCGGCATCTGCGACGCTGGTCAGCGTAGTCGTGACAAGGCCCTCCTTGATAACCACGGGAATGGTCGCGGCGGAAGACGTGATCTCGCCATAAGCGAACACGAATTCCACGCCACCATAGCCTTGCCGGTCGATGATCTTGCCGGCCTGTCCAGCAGCAGATGCAAATGCCCCCGCTTTGATGCCTGTTTTCGTGCGCACGTTGTCGTGCATGTCTCTGATCGTCATGATGATTACCTTTCAGGTAAGAAGTTTGCTACCCACAATGAAAAGCCCGCCGAAGCGGGCTATGTTTCGTTGCTTGAACCAGCCTACGAAGTCGCCACCTTGAACAGCTTGAACGCCTCGTAGTTGACGACGCCACCGCCGAACCTGCGCCTAAAATTAAATTTGGTCTGACCCTTGGCCGTGATGTTGTCGCGGATCAGAGTCGTCCCGGCGCGATTGACGATCTTGTAGGCGCGCTTCCAGTTGCCAAAGGCAATGGCATAGGCGCCGGCGCCGACGTTCGCCATGTTGTCGTCGATCACCACCGGAGAACCAAGCAGCCGCCCACCAAATCCGGCCGCGGCATCCGGATTCCACAGATAGTAGCTTCCGCTACCGTCCTTCAGTTGCCGCACCGTGCCGAGCGTGGAATCGTTCATAACGAACGCCGCGCCCTGGCGATACTGCGACTTGAGGGCGTGCTGCAAATCGACGATCTTGTCCGAGGGCGCGACGGAAGCAAACGCAGCGGTCTTCCCTGATACGACATAGCCAACCGAGCCCCAGGCGTAGGCGGAATTCAAAACGTTGGTATAGGCCGTGATACCGCGGGCTTTTCCAACACCGTTGCCGGTGATGTATTCCGCGTTGGCCCCTTCCGTGAACCCGATCGCCGCTTCATTCGCTAGATCGGATTCCAGATCGATGCGCGAATCCTCCAGCGTTTCGTTGAATACCCACGGCTCGACCTCGGCCGGAAAGACCTCGATCGCGACCTTGGCGAACTTCGGCTCGGTGGTTTCCCCACCCGTGGCCCCCTCGGCAACCCGACGCATCGCCATGCCGGAAGTCTTCACCAGCTTTTCCCACTTCGCAGTGCCGATGGTGATGGTGTCGCACAGTGGAGCGAGCCCGCCCATCGTCCCTGCAACGCGGTCGATGGCCAGATCCATTTCCGGCACCACCAGATAGCCGCCGTCCGGATCGGAACCTGTATTCATCGCCTTGCGGCCGAGTTCTTCCAGCCCATCGGCGCGTCCCTTGCGCAGGTAGAGACCGAACGCCTTGCGGTATTCGGCCTGCTCGGGCGTAACCTCCTTGTCGCCATCAGCTTTCGGGCGCCCAGCTTTCTTTTCGATGTCGGTCATCTGCTTGCCGATCGATGCGATATCGGCGTTGATCTTCTCGACCTTCTCGGTAAGCTCGGCGGGCGCGTAGCCCTTGGCCTCTATGGCGGCAAGCCGCGCATCGTTCGCTTTCTTGAATGCTTCCCACGCCCTGCCCTGGTCTTCGATCAGGGCGGCGAGATCCTTGAGTTCCATGATGTGTCCTTTCAGATTGATGGATAGAGCATTGCCGCTGTGCGCTTGAGCGCTTCCGCGGCCCTTTGTATTTCGCCCTCATCAGCATCCCGCTGCGGAAGACCTTTAACGCGCGACAGCAGCGCCTTGGCTTCCTTGCGGCTCCAGCCTGCATCCCGCAGGCAGTCTTCCGCATCGCCGAGCGATGCAATCGTTTCGATAATCTTGATGCGGCCGCTGGGTTTCTCTGCGCCGTCCCCGGTAATCAATGCCAGCGACTTGCTGTTCGGAAAAATATCGGCGAGCGCCTTCGCCGCGCTGATTACGTTGCCAGTCATCATGCGCAGATCGATCGGTGTGACCGTGAGAGAGTCGCGCATCAGCGGCCATTCAACGATCTCGCCTCCGCTTTTTCTCCGCGTGGCGCCGGGAATGGCCTCGCTCGAAGTGCCCATGACTCCGGCCTCAATCAGCTGTCTCAGAAATTCGATGTATTTCGCGCGGCGGTTGAGCACGCGCTCGACGAAAATGCCGGTTTCGTCCACCTTCGAAGATTTCCAGTCGACGATTCCGAGGACGTTGTCCTGCGAATTGCCGGCCTTTTCAGCATCACGGCCATGCTCGAAATCGACATAGAGCACGCCCAAATCGGTATAATTGCTCCGAAAATCCGTGCTCTTGGTAAAGAACTCACCGGTCAGGTCGCGCCCGCCGAACAGCACCATGTAATTTCCGACGCGCAACTCGGTATCGGTCTGAGAAATTGCCTTGAGTTCGTTCATGCCGTTGCTCCTGTCGGTTTTTCTGTCGGCACAGCCCCGACGATATTCGCGGGGATGCGCAGCTTGTCGCTGGCCGGGTCCGTGTCGGGATTGAGATCAAGCAGCGCGCGGCCTTCGTTCGGGAACATCACGCCACCATTGACGTATCCGAGAATCACGTCTTTCTGATTCGTGATCGAGCCGCGTAGCAGCCCGGCATCCACGAAGTTCGAGTACAACCCGTCCGCGCGATCGGCTTCCGTAAGCAGATTGGCGTCGATCGATTGTTCGATGCGAGAATAATCCGGCGCCAGCGTGTGAACGACGTGGGCGAGAAACATCTGCTCGGCGCTCGCGTAGGTCGTGTTCTTACTCTCGGCAAAGATCATGATCGGGTTCACGCCGAGATGCCGCGCGATTTCCTCGACCTGGAAGCGGCGCGTCTCGATGGTCTGCGCATCCACTCCCGTCATGCTGTTCTGCAGCCATTTGGCGTTGCGGTCCAGGACCATCGGCGCACCAGCGTGCTCCGGTCCGGCATAATTCTCATTAATCCACGTTTTGAGCGCCTTGTATTGCTCCTCCTTGAGCGTGCCTTCGACGCTGTAAGTGCCGGACGCTCGGACACCATTTTTTTGCATCTTGGCTTGCTGTTCTTCCGTCGCCATTGCCAAGCCCACCGCTTCGCGCGCGATCTGCACCGCTTCCAAGCCCATCCAGGAGTTCCATGAAGGCCCGCGCACGTGCCATATCGACTTCGCCGGGAAGGATTGCATGCTGCCGTTCTGCATCCGGACTTCGTAAGTGAGCGTCCGGTCATCCGCGCGTTTCACCGTCACATTACCGGGCTCGAAGGGGATCAATTCCATGATCCCGGCACGGTTCGATCGGTTCACGAATGAGAACGCATTGCCGCATAAAGCCAGGTGAATCGCGAGCATTTCGCGGTATTCGAAGCTCGTTTGCCACTCGTTTGGACGGCTTTTGAGAATGTCATGCAGCGGATGATCGATTGCCGGGCGCCGTGTCCGCCCATCCTTGCTTGACCGCATTAATTTCAGCGGTACTTGCGCGATTCCGTTCGCCTTCACCCGCACGCAGGCCAGCACCGCCGCGACCTCGATCGCGGTCTTGACGTTAACGATTTTCCCGGTTGCGGATGTGCGGCCCCATCCAGCGATTTCCCGCAGCAGGGCATAACCACCGCTGGATGCTTTCCGCGCAAAGGCATCAGCGAGAAACGCCATTACGCAGCCGCCAATTTCAGCCCGGCGACGATCAAGAGCGCTCCGGCGATGATGAATCCGGCGGGTGGGTACGCAAGCCATGCACCGTATGAGACGCCCGCGGCGCCGCCCACCAACAGCAGATCAGGCAGCAGCTTGATCAGGATTTGGCGCATGCTGAGTTTCCCAAAACGAGCGTTCGCTCGGTACGTTCGATCCCGGCCCGATCGCCATGACGGCCGCTACAATGCCATCCATCCGGCCCGTGACGCGGTCTTTCGCCGGCTTCTTGTTGCCCGCCGGGTCTTCCACCACGATCGCGTTGGCGGCATTCCAGGTGAATACCGGATTGCCGGGGTGCACGAGCCGGTTGTTGAGCAGCAGGCGCTCGAATTCATCCCACGCCGGCCCCATGTCCTTGTAGCCCTGGCCGAAGGGCACGAGCGGAAGCTCGATGCCTTCTTCCGTCATCAACATTTTCAGGTCTTCGATCCGCCACCGGTCATACGCGATGCTGATCACTTCGAAGCTGGCGCAGATCTCGGCCAGGCGACGGATGACCGCAAGCTTGTTGATCGCGCGTCCCGGATGGGTCTCGAGATACCCCGCATCGCGCCAGGCGAGATACGGCACGCGGTCTTTTTCCGCCTTGTCGGCCAGCCCGTCGCCCGGCAGCCAGAAATAGGGGAACACCGCCCACGGTTCGATTTCGTCGCGCGGCTCGAAAGCCAGCACCGCCGCGGTCAGGTCCGTCGTGCTCGACAAATCGAGGCCGGCTCGGCAGCGGCGCCCGATGAAATCCTTGATCGCGAGATCGCGCCGTGCAGACATCCACACATGCGATGAAATCGCCGGGCTATCGGCCTCTGTCCAGATGCAGAAATTCAACCGCTTCACCAGCGATTCCTTCGCCGGCATGCCGCGCGCCGATTTGACCTGGGCGCGCAGATAATTCAGCCCCGGCAGCGCCGGCAAGCTGGGATTGGTCTTGAACCAGCATTTCTCGTCCGCGAACGGGTCGTCGTTCTCGTCGAGCGCGCAGACGTAACCGAAAAACTCGTCGTCAGCGAGCATGCCGCTGCAGACCTGGCAGGCGTATTCATGATAATTCCAGCACACGCTGGTCTTGCCGCTGCCGGCGTTGGTGATCGCGGCCAGCAACGCTTGCAGGCGCCCTTTGAAACCCGCGATCAACATCTCGATTGCGGATGCGTCTTTATGTTCGTGCAGCTCGTCGACCAGGCCGACGTGCGGCCGCGGGCCGGATTTCTTCTCGTCCGAGCTGATCGGCCGGAAAAACGACATCGTCTTGTTGAAAGCGATGTTCGTCTCGCGACCGAGCGCGCCGCTGATGTGGCAGCGGCTGCTCAATTCCGGCGAATAGCGGACCATCGCCACCGCGTCGCGGAAAACGATTTCGGCCTGGTCTTTCTTGGTCGCGGCGCTGTAAATTTCCGCGCGCGCTTCGTTGTCCGCCGTAAGACCCTTGATACCGATACCCGCGGCGAGCGGCGATTTTCCTGAGCCCTTTCCGGTCTCGATGTAGGCCTTGCGAAATCGGCGCAAGCCGTCGGCATTTTTCCAGCCGTAAATGCTGCCGACGATGAAACATTGCCAGTCCAAGAGGTGGAACGGTTTGCCCTCGAACCGCCCGCCGGTCAGGCGCAGCACATCGGAGAAAAAACTGATTGATTTTTCCGCCGCGGCCTTGTCCCATTTAAATCCGCGCGAAGCGCCTTCTTTCATGTCCCGCAAGTGCCGCGCGCAAGCGTCGCGCACATGCGGGCCGGCAACGATCTTCTTCGCTACAACCCTTCGGGCGTAATTAGTCGCGCGATCAATCGAAGTGGCGCGCCGCTGGGTTCGCGGGGATTTCGGCGCCGTCGGTTTTCGGATTGGCATCTGGGAACAAGGACATTTGAGGCGTCAGGCGGCCGGCGAATCCGGTGCGCGCGCTCGGTGTCATGCCGAATTCGCACGCGGATTTATGCATTCCTTCCGCTGCGCGATTACTGATCTGCAGCCACACGCCGATTTGCCGGTAACCGGACGGCGTAATCTCGACGAGCCCGGCTTCCTGGAGTTCTTTTAGCTTCACTTCCGCATGCACCCACCGCGCCCAGTGCTGGCAATAAAGAGCGAATTCGGCGCGGTCAAGCTGCGTAATCAACCCGAGCCGGATCATCTCGGGCCCGAGGCGCCCCCACTCGGTCTTCGCCTCGGGCAACAAATGCTCCGGCGGGTCCGGCAGCACCACATCGGGGTTGATGTCCTCCCTCAGCTCGCTGTCGGATTTTTTCGACGGGTTGTTGTTCAGCCGGTGGACGTTCGCCGGAAGAGTCCTGCGACCAGGGTTCATTTTTTTGGTTCCTCTTGATGTCCGGTGACTGGCCAGGCGGATAAGCATATATGCCAATACGGTATTGCCTGCTTGTGTATATATGCATTATACTTCCGCTATGGAACAATCCAGACTATGCACAAATTGCGGCCAACAATTGACCGCGCAAGCCGTGAAAACGCTGTGTAAGAGATGTAGGAATCGCGCTACCAACAAGCGATGGAAGAAAGCCCACCCCGAACAGAAAAAAGCTCGGCTTGCTCGCCAGAGAGCGAGAGACCCCGAACGGTTTAAATCAAAAGCGCGGGCGGCAGACGCGCGATGGAGGGGGCGTCACCGGAAAGAATATAATGCACGAGTGCGCGCTTACCGGCGCAGACACCCCGTAGAAACCAAGGCGCATAGGGACGCGTGGAGAAAAAACAACCCGGATAAACAGATTGCTTCACGGAAGGCTGCCTGGGAAAATCTCCCTGATTGGTACGTAGCCCAGCGTCTTTTCACCGGCACGACCTTACGTAGATCCGACATCCCGCTAGAACTAATTAAGCTGAAGCGCGCGCAGCTCCTCCTCTCGCGCAAAATCAAGGAGTTGAAAGATGAACCTGAATCTGCCTAAAGCGGCCACCATCATGGACTTGACCACCAACGTGCTGGAAATACACAACCGCCTATGCGACGGGACTATAAAACCCAAGGACGTTGTCGAGATACACAATGGCGTCGGGAAAATCAGTTCCTTGTTAAAGATTCAACTCGAATATTACAAAATGCGAGGCGAAAAGCCTGGCCCGGGCCTCTTGAAACTGCTTCCGACAAAAACGGACATTGAAGCATCGTCGAAGCATATCGAGAAGGCATCATAAAAATGACAGCGAGCGAATTAATCAAACTGCGGAAGCGGTTTCGTTGGTCGCAGTCCGAGGCAGCATCTAAACTGGGCTGTTCGATCCGATCGATCAGCAACTGGGAAAAAGGCGTTATGAAAATCCCCAAAAATATTGCCCTCGCTGCATCAGCCGCCGCAATGAACCTACCACCCTACGGGAAATAGGCGCGACGTGAGGATACCCCTGGTCTGGATATCCCGCATTTATGTGCGGAGTGCTACGCACGGTCTAGGGAAAAAAGGCTCCAGAGATTTCACTCGCCCCTCCCACACCACACACAGTATCAGTGAAGCGACCAGTGGTGGTTCGCGTCGATCGGAATGCCATCGATGTCGCACCCGACGACCTTGCCTGATTTCTCCAGCCGTCGCTTATGCGAGTCATGGCACGGTTTGCACAGCGCCTGATGATTGGTCTTGTCCCAGAATTTCTTCTGGTCTCCTTTGTGCGGCTCTATGTGATCAACAACCGTCGCCGCAGTCACCATGGCTTGCTTCGCGCACATCGCGCATAATGGATGCTTGCGCAGGTAACCTGCTCGATATTTCTGCCACGCAGCGCCGTAGCCACGTCGCGCCGAGGAGTCTCGGGTATGCATCTTGCGGCGCGCTCGAATAAAAACGCCCGGTCAGCAAACCGGGCGAAGACCGTGAGGAGGAGGAAGTCCACGGCAAGCAAAGAATGGTGCCCCGGCGAGGGGAGAGACTGGTCTCTCAATAAACTCGGTGCGCGTTTACGGGATTGCGATGTGACGCTGATGCGGCCGGCGGTGCTCTGCCGGCCGCTTGTCAGCACATATCCCCGTATAAGCTCCAGCTTCGCGCGGGATGTGTTCGGAGAATAAAAAACCCGAGGCGTTGCCGGCTCGGGTTGGCTTGGTGACAATTTCCACCAATATCGATTTGCATCATATTTTGGCGGGAAAGGAATGTCAAGCGGACAATCGAGCCTCATGGCGCCAGCGCTTCCAGTTGGCTGACCTGACCGCAAACTCGGCTTTGAGTAATTCGTGTCCTTTGATCACCCATTCTTCGAATGTCTCGCGATGAATGCCGCGATGCCGGCCATGCCACCTCAGGCTCTGCCCCTCGAATAGCCAGAACTGCTTGACCGCCTGCCGATAGCGAATCGGCAGCGCAGCGATCGCCATCTCGGTGTCGTGCACGCCGCCGAGCATGATCGGCGTCCGGGGGCCGCTGACACCGCCGTCGCCCAGCGCGCCCTCGATTGGCCACGAGCTCGACACCACCGCAGCCTCGCGGTTGGCGGCCCAGAACTGCATCCGGCAGCGGAACCGGTCGGTGATTGCATGGTAGATTTTCTCGCTCACGCTTTCCCCCTCATCAACTGTTTCACGTGCAACCTGCGCGCCTGGGTGTAATAACGGTCGCGGGTCGTATGCGAGGGCGCGCGCGTCGACACCGCCTCACCACGTTGTTCGCAACGCCCGGAGCGTGCGACCAGCCGCTCGATAATCTCGCCTGGCGCACGCCACATCCATCGCTCGACGATGTCAGCCATTCGTCAATCCGTCCCACTGTCCTACTTGTCCTACTAGAAACATCACATAGCACTTGCGCGCGCGCGCGAGCGCACGCACGCGCCCCTGTGCGCACGAGGCAGGTAGGACAGTGGGACGGATTCGAACTTTTGCACATAAAAATCCGTGGTTTAACGCCGTCCCACTTCGCTTTATCAGGTGGGACGAGGTATGACGGAGTAGGACGGATTTCATTCGTCACTCTCATTCCCGGGGCGGATATAACGCCACTGGCGTTCGCCACCAGACTCGCGCTGCCGGGACCAGCCGATGCGCTGCATGATGCGCCCCACTCTCATCTGTTCAGCGCGTGTCCACTTGCTGGTATCCAGATGCAGCCCGGCGCCGAGAATCTCCGCGATGCTCACGCACGTCAATCTCACGCCCCCGACCGGGATCTCATTGAGATAATGCAGGATTTTAGTTTCGTAGGCGTCGCCGACATAGCGCGCCTCCTGCGCCTCGTCGAACAGCGGCTTCTCCTTGGCGCGCACCCACCAGACTTCGCCGGCCTTGAACCGCGTGACCGCTTCCGCCAACAACTGATCGCGCACTTCGGCGAGGCCCTTGAGGTCGATCGCGATGTCGAGCGCGACGCGCACCGGCCAATAACGCCGGTTGCCGGTCTCATCCGTGAAATAAGTCGAATGGTTGACCGTGCCGCAGAAAACCTGCTGGCGCGGCACGTTGACCGGTTTGCGCCCGTAGGGATTGCGGTAGCGGTCGCGCGGCCGTGAAAAAAACGCTTTTGCTGTCGCCGATTCGGCGCGGTAAAAGCCGTCGAGCTCGGCCAGCTCGATGCACCACATGCCGCGGATGATCTGGCCAGCCTCCTGGGTATTTCGCAGCTCGAACGCGGCGTCCGAAAACCACGGCGAAAATAACACCTCCAGCGCCGAGCTCTTGAGCGTTCCCTGCTCAGGACTCTCGAGGATCAGCACGTTCTCCGCCTTGCAGCCGGGCTTGTAAACCCGCGCGACCGCCTGGATCAGAAATTTCGAGGCGACCGCCCGCGTGTAATCCGCCTGCTGCGCGCCGAGCCATGCCGACAGCCAATCGTCGAGCCGCGGCTTGCCGTCCCATTCGAGCCCGTCGAGATAATCACGCACCTGGTGATAGCGGTTCAGGTCCGCGATCAGGAATACCGCGCTCTGCAGATCGTAGGACGCGATGCGCCGCAGGTAATAAACCTGCGCGAACCACAGCGTGAGCCGGTGATCATCCTCGTCGAGCCATTCGCCCCCGGCCGCCATCTGCGTCGGCGGCGGCCTGCGCTTGACGATCGTGCCCGAGAAGTCGTCATGCCCGATCACGCCGGTCCACCTTTCGTCGTTGGCCAGAATCGCGACGAGATTATCGAGTGTCGCCAGAATCGGCCCGTCGCTGCCGTCGCTATTGCGCTTGCGCGCAAGGCGTTTGAACCAGTCGGCCTGATCGACCGTCCGGAACGCCGCTGCCGCATTCGGGGCTTCATGTTTTTTCGGCACCCGCGCGCCCATTCATGCCCACGCCGGCACAATCATAAATCCACGGCTCGAAGCGATCGCTATAGGCGGTATTGCGCTCATCCGACCACCAACGCGGCCAGATCATGCGTCGAATAGAGGGGTCATACCACCGCGCGGTCCATGCCATCTCCTGGATTTCTCGCCGCATCCATCCCGAACGCAGCGGCCATTCGATCTCGACCACGGCGGCGAATTCCGCAAGCTCGCCGATCAGATCGTAAAACTTGCCGAACGTCGGCGGGCGCGCATTCTCGTCGCATTCGCCGGCGCCGAGCGCCTGGTCGAGCACCAGCACCCGCGTGCCGGCCACCACGCGAAAATCATATCTGCCCGGCTCGTAATCCTGCGGATTGATGCAGAGCCGTGGTTCCTGGCCATCGCGCCAATCCTCGCCGAGAATAAAAGCAACCTCCAGCGGATGATCGCCCGCGCGCCGCCGCTCGAGGAGCTGCTTGCCGTAGGCGGGGAGCTTGAGGCGGGTCATGCCAGCGCCAACCCGATTTGTGCGGTGCATTCCTGCCGCGCGGCAAATGCTATTCGCGCTTCCGCGATTCGATGGTATTCGGCCTCGCGCTCTATGCCGATAAAATTAAATTTCTCGTAGGCGCAAGCCTTGCCGGTGCTGCCGGATCCCATGAATGGATCGAGAATCGTGCCGCCTGGCCGAGTCACGAGGCGACAGAGGTAACGCATCAATTCAATGGGCTTTACGGTTGGGTGATTATTTTTCCTTATTTTCGTTTGATTGACCCCGCCATCGCCATTATCGTAATGTTCGCCAGCAGCAGCAGCAGCAGCAGCAGCGCCTGACATTCCGAACAGCTTGTCGTTCAGGGCTTCGCATCCTTCATCGCGATCCTCGGCGCTCGCCTTCGCGCAATAAAAAAATCGTGCCGCGCTGCCGAAATCACCGTGGAATGCACCACCACCACGCGCAAATTCTCCATAGCAATTCTTAGTTGGCTTACTCGGTTCGGTGCCGCGTACTGGCGCGAACGCGCCAGCTTCGGCGGGGAACAAGCGCACAACCTCCTCGCTGCCGTCGTGGATCAAATTTGAAGGCCAGCGGCCAATGCCGGCGGCTCCCTGCATGTAGGCTTCGGCCGATAAATCTTGAGCATTCATGCCCCAGCCTTCAAAATTGCGGTCGGTCTGGCGCGATCTTTGCTCTGCTGCTGCTGCTGCTTTATCGTTGCTGCTTATATAGCCGACTCGGGATGCATCGATATTGAGCGCGCCGGCTCCATGCCGTTCCATGTTCTTAGCAACGGTGCCAATGAATGGCTTGCGTGCGACTGCAATCGGCTCCCATGCGGGTTTGAGCGCTGTCCCCCAGCCCTTCCATTCGCCGTCGAGATTGCGAGACTTCGGAAACCCCGAGCCGAAAACCCACATGATCGTGTCGCGCAGATCAAAACCTGCGTCCTCAAGTCCGCACGCCATCCGATGGAAACTGCGCGGCGCCCCGCAAACTAACATATGCGCGCCGGGTTTCAGCACGCGCAAGACCTCTCGCGCCCAGCGCTCAGTCCATGCCTGGAAACCACGCTGGCCCTCAAGACCACGATCGTAGTCGATCTGACTCGGTGAGATCGCCGGGGATCTGCGCCGACCGTTCAGGTTCGGGTTGTCTGAAACAATCGGCTCGTCCTTGATCAGCCGCTTGGCTTGCCTGTCTTGTCCCGGCTTGAAAGTATCCCACTCGCGCCCCATGAAACCGATGCCGTAAGGCGGGTCAGTCACACAGGCATCAATACTCGCCGCCTCCAGCGTCGGCAGCACGTCGAGGCAATCGCCCGTGATGCAGCGGTTCATCCCCGCCGCTTCCATCGCACCACCCGCATTGGCAGCGTGATCATCCGGTAGCCGAGATTGACCAGGATGCAGACCATGAGCCCGGCGGCGATGCCGGCGAAGGTGATGGTCAACCTCACCGCTTCGCTCAATAGTTTCAACGCGAGCTTCATCCGCCCCTCGCGGCGCGGTTGTAATACGTCCGGTGCAGCATGCGCGCGGCCATCACCTGGAACGCCTCCGGGATTTCGCGGAACGCCTGCGCGCGTGCCGCGTGGGAACGTAGTCCGCAGATGAAGTCGACCGCGCGGCGCGGCCAGAACCCGCCGTTTTCACCGAGCGCCGCATCGAAGATCGGGTGCCGCCCCATTGGTGGGCAACCATCCGCAGCAGCATCCGCAAAAAGTTCACCAGTCGCATGGTTCACGGTTTCGCTTCGAGCGTGATCGCGCGCAGCCGGTCGGCCGTGCGCGTGAATTCGCGATATAGCTTGGCGTCGGTCGCTTTGATCCATGCCAACGGATTGATGCCGGGGATCGTGATCGAGCGCTTGAGCGCCTCGGCCTCCTCGTCGAGCAGTCGCGCGGCCTTGATCAGCGTGGCGTTGTTTTTCATCTTCACGCCCAATTGCCCCAGCGGCCCCAGCCGCACAACCCGCGGTGATAGCACGGTCCGGCGGCATTCGCCGCAGGTTGTAGCGGCGAACCCGTCGCCTGGACCGGAACCGCCGGCGGCCGATAATCCGGCGCGATCTCGTATTGCCGCTTGCGCTTGATCAGGTCGTTCACGGCGCGCACGCGTTCGATGGCCTGCAGCACCGTGAGAGCTGCCGATACGCTCTGTCTGCATACGCCCAAGCGCTCGGCCAGCTCGCGCATCGTCGCCGGCCCGGCGCGCAGCGCCTCGATGACCTTGTCCCGCACCGTCATGTGCGTGCGCGGCCTCATATCAACCTCCCCTGCCCAGGCGCCGGATCGGCGGGCTCGCCGGTCAGCATCGCGCGCAAATGCTGGCAGACCTGCGCGGCGCAGCGGCGCTTGTCCGGCCGGCTGCGCGCGCCCTTGATGCGCGACGCCCAGCGCTTCGCCTGGGCGAGCTCGCGGCGCCGTTCCTCACGCGTGAGCGTCATGCCGCAAGGCTTTCCTTGATCTCGCGCAGCTCCGCCTGCGCAAGACGCCGGCGTGACGGCGACAATTCGCCCGTCGCGATCAGCCGCCGCAGCGAGTCCCGCCGCCGCTCCTCGTCCGCGTCCGCGAGTTGCGGCGCGGCGTTGGGGTCGAGGGGCGGCAGCATAGTCGCCGCCGATGAAAGGTCGGGAGCCCCAGCCGGTGCTAAACTTTGATTGCGCGTCATTGTTCAACCCCGAAAGGAGCCCCCATGAACGCCAAACTATTCCGCATTGAACATCCACACATCTCATTCCCGAATCGCCTGATCGTGCATCTCGGCATCGAGCCAGACGGGGCGGATATTGCGGAATCAATCCGCATTGTCGCGATGATCGAGAAGCCAGAGCGTGAATTGCGCGACCTCACCTTCGCGCAGATCGAAAGTCTGGCAGTAGCGCGAGCCCGGGCCTTCCTTTCGTTAGCTCTTGGCAAGTAAGCCTCCCGGCTTCAATTGACGGGCGAGTTCCTCGACCACGAGAGCCCTCACGCCGGTGGTTTTGTCTCTTTTCCCCGAGATTCCCTGAGGTTCCCCCGCAATCCCCGGCATTCCCTCGCTGCGCATCAGGCCATCGGCTACGGTGGCGATATGCAGCTGATCGTTGGCCCACTCGTGGAGGATTTCGCGCACCTGCGTCGAGATATCGATGCCGGTAACCCGCGAGCGCGCTTCAAGGAACGCGTACGCCTTGACGCCGATCTTGGCGCGCAGGTCCTTGAGCTCGGCGCTCATGCGGCCGCCAGGAAGCAGGAGCGCCCCGTGCTACGATTGATTGCTGCCAAGCGATCAACTTTCACACGGAGGCTCCATGGAAGAGGAATACATCACGGCGCTGCCCATCCTGCAGGCCCGGATTCTGGTCCAGGTAATCGAGGAAAACTTACAGGTGTTACAGGCGGCCAGGGCACAATCCTCGCCCGGACCTCAGCGGCATTGAGCTTGACCCCATGAGCCTGCGCGCAACTCATGCGGCGGCCGCTTGCCCGGACGTTTCAGAAGGAAACTCAAAGCCATCCGGATATATATCGGGACGCAATTCGTGCGCAGAGATCCGCTTGCCTCTGGCATCGACCGCCGCGACGATTGCGCGCACGAATTCCGCGGGCGGAACAGGTTCGCGCGCGGATAAGAGCCACTTCGAAATTCGTTGCTGGGTCACCCCGATGGCGCGCCCGAGCTCGCTCTGCCCGCCCACAATTTCTATCGCCATTTTTAAAGAGTCTTTAGCCATTTATGTGCGTTTCGACTAAACGATCAGAAGAATACGCCCGTGGTTGTATCAAAGTCAACACCCTTAGTTGTTTGCCGCCCAACAACCTCGGGAGTAACTTCAAAAAAATGAACTATTCCAACCGACTAAAAGCCGCCCGACGACATGCCAAGCTGAACCAGGTGGCGCTCGCGGTCAAATCAGGCGTCAGTCAACAAACGATCTCGAAAATAGAGAGAGGATTGCAGGACGCCTCCGCTTTTACGGTTCAGTTCGCCACCGCATGCGAAGTTCGACCGGAATGGCTTGCCACCGGGGCGGGCGCGATGGTGGAAACGCCGCAAACCGCCGAGTCGCCAGCCGTCAGGTACGATGTTCCTCTTTCACCAGGAGCACTGGAGATTGCTAAGGCATGGACGAAGCTCTCCCCACTCAAACAAGACCTTTATCGAGAAACCATTTTTCGTGACGCGGCGACCGAAACGCTTCTGCCGTGGCTTAAATTCGGACGGCCCGACAAGGTATCCTACGATCTGTTCGAAAAGGACGTCGAGCAGAATTATCGGCAACACATCGATCAACTCAAGCTGGATTTATGACGAGAGCCACCGCCGCGATCCTGTTGATGATCTGCGCGGTTTTAATTCAGCCCCCGCTGCACGCCTCAGACAGTTTCATCCCGGAGGGCAAAAGATTTAGGGCGGACAGCGAGCTGTCAGAGCAACGTTTTGGAGAAGGATCTTTTGCGTGGTCTCGCGTCGACGAACAAGGCGAGATTAATGGTGTTCGTTACGTTATCCATCACGCCTATGGCACAGGCTCGATCGGCCACTGGGATGTCGATTGCGGCATAGACCAAATCGACCGGTATCGCTGGTGCGAATTAAAACATTTCCGCATTCGCATCTATCAGAACACCCGCGGCAAGTTCGCGGTCACAGTCGGCTCGAATCATTACCCGCGATCCCTGGTGCATCTGCGTTTGGAAAGTGGAAAGATTTTCCGCGCCGCAGAGCCCGGATGGTCCGGCGCCCCGGCTCGTCAGATTGCCTCATCGATGAGCGGGGAAAACTCGGTAACCACGCGTTACTGGGAATGGCCTTATCGAGCCGATAACGACGACACGCACGGCACCCTCGGATTGCCGCTCGCGCTGCAATATCTCGATTTCGTCGTCGGCGAGCCCAAGACCAGCAAAAAATAGCTTCAAATCAGAATACAACTACGGGTGTTGACAAGCATACAACCATAGGCGTATTCTGCCTTCCGTCACCCAACGGAGGGCAGCATGCAGCACCCCGCAGTTCTCTCGCTCGTCGCGACTTTCTTGGCGCTCACGCTTTGCTGGCTCGTCGCGCGTCGGCGCCGGCGCGAGAGGCTCAGGGATTCCGAATTCGCCCGGATACTCGATCTCGCAAGCGAAGGAGATATCCCCGGATTCCTTCCAGCCGTGCCCTGCACATGTCAAGCAATGACTCAGGAAGACCAGTCGGCAACAATTCCGCGATCATTGCTTCGCTCACCGTCTCAAAATTCCGTTGAAGCAACGCGACCGCGTTGTGGCTTTCCATCAGAGCACGCAGCAGCGCCCGCTGCGCCAATAATTCCGCCTCGATCTTCAGAAGCCGCTCATCGCTCATCGTCTTCTCCCCGTCGAAATTTCACAGCTTAAACCCAACGGAGGGCGCCATGACCCATCTCCCCGGCATGCAGGACACCGCGATCATCGCGGTGGTGATCATCATGCTGATCGCCGGCGCGCTCATCGGCGCCATCTGGTTCGCCGGCCGCCGCCTCGATCGCGCGTTCGACTTCCAGCCCAACCAGGACATCAAGCATTTCACGCCGCGCGCCCATCGCCCCGCCTGGCTCGCCGGCATCGTCATCGCGCTCGCGCTGATCGGACTCACCAGCTGGACCGCGCAGCGCGACGAAGCCGCCCGCTACGCCGATGCGGCACTTCACGCCTCTCGCCTCTCGCCTCTCGCCTCTCCGCGAGCAAACGATCCACTGGACCGTTTGCTCGCGCGCACCCGCTGCCGCGCGCCCGATTACCCGCTCGAGCAATTCGTCATCGCGATCGGGAGCGAGGCCGACGGCGAACAGCCGACCATTTCCTGCGTCTACATCACCGCCGACCTCGGCGTGCGGCCGAAACTGACCTACGAGCGGCCGGTAATGGCCACGATCGGTGAACGATGAACGGTGACCCACAGATGCTGCTCGAACGCGCCCGCGCGCTCTCGATGATCGCGAGCAATCTGCACCACATGCTCGCCTGCCTGCGCGCGGCGCTGACCGGCGCTGACCCAGTAGAGGCGCTGATTCTGTTGCCGATGATTGGCGACGCGGCCCGGCTGGTGCAGCAGATAGAGGCGCTGATTTCCGCGAGGGCTGGCCGTGGCTGAGAAAGTGACAATCGGGAATTGCGAACTGTGGCACGGCGACTGCCGGGAAGTGCTGCCGCTGCTGCCGCCCGTTGATCTGGTGCTGACCGACCCGCCTTATGGGATTGGCGATGCGCTTGTAAAAGGTGGGCGCGGAGGATCGTTTGAGCGTTTGATTTCCGCGAACGCGGCAGAGTGGGACGTGACGCCAGAAAAGGAAGTTTTTGATTTGATCTTCGGCCACTCGAAGAACCAGATTTTTTGGGGTGGAAACTATTTTGAGATACCACCGACAAAAAAGCCCCTTTGCTGGGACAAAGTGAGGCCGAACCAGAAGAACCTCTCCGAGTGGGAGATGGCTTGGACAAGTTTTACCGGCAGGGCGCAAATGTTCAAGCACTGCGCGAACGGCGGTTTTGTGGCAGCAGAAGCGAACGAGCACCCAACACAAAAGCCTGTACCGCTGATGGAATGGTGCCTGAGCTTTGCACCAGAAGCGCGGACGGTTTGCGACCCGTTCATGGGCAGCGGAACGACCGGAGTTGCCTGCGCCCGGAGGGGTTTGCAGTTCACCGGAATCGAGCGCGAGCGCAAATACTTTGACATAGCCTGCCGCCGGATAGAGCAAGCCTACGCACAGCCCCGGCTGTTCGAGGACGCGAAGCCAGCAGCGGCGGTGCAGGGCGACATGCTTTTGCCTGCTAACGCCTAGCTAACCGGCGCAGGCGGCTTTATCGCCTGCGTCCGTGTTGAGCGACGTGTTAGATGTCTCGATGGCAAAGCGATGAACCTACAAAGCGGC